CTCCAATAAAGTCGGGGCCTGCCCACGTCGGACAAGCCCCGGTAAACTACCGCGCCGCTTCCTCCTGCATCTTGGCGACGACCTTCACTCTCAGCACAGTCAGTTGTTCGAGTTGACGCTCCACCTTGTCCAGTTCGTACCGGCAGGACATGAGTTGATGAGCGATGAACTCGTCGGTCTGATTCAATCGAGCAGATGACCCACGGATTCGAGGCCCGCGCCAATACTCAAGCAGCCCCTCATAGGAGCGAATGAGCTTGTGCTTGCGCTCGATCTTACCGTCGAGGACGTGAAGTGGAATCACGAAATGTCCTTCTTCGTCTCGCTCCCGTCATCGTCAACGTAGCTCGTCTCGATGTTCGCCCTCATCCCCATGACCTTGGTGAGGTAGGCCTGAACAATGAGAGCCTCGTCGATGACGTTCGAGACTGTGATCGCGCTGGTTTCCCTCGGCTCGCCTGAGATGATCTTCGCAATCTGTCCCTGCTCGTTCTGAAATGTCAACGTGAACCTGATCTTAGTAGCCACTGATCCTCCTGAGTTAGAGATACGAGTTAGGGATACGACTACTCAGCACCCTTCTGACCGCGCTTGCCCTTCGACTTCTTTCCCTTCGTCGGGGTGACTGTCCTCTTGAGCATGATACCGCGACGCTTCTTCGTCCGTCGAAAGCCACCGACTACGCGCTGCCTGTTCGGACGATTCCCGTCGGCACATCGCGCGCAGACCTTGAAGTCCTGCTGTGCCCATCGATACTTCAGGCACTTCTCACAGTGTCTCTTGACCATACTCTCTCCCTTCTCAGTTTCGCTTGTCGGCCAACAGAATCATACCACTCCGCCGTCCATCATAGCAGTAGGCACAGACGAGGAACTCGCCATACTCCCTGCCGATGACATAGAGCAGCTTGTTCGTCGGGTGATGCGTGGTGAACTGATGAACGTAGTCGTAGAAGTCCATGTGAAATGGCGCCTCGTCCTGAGTCTCGCGCCACTTGGCATGGAAGACGATGTCGAATCTCTTGCGGAGCTGGTCCTCTCCGTCGTGCATGTCGGCAATCACATCACCGACCTTGATGTCCTCGAACTTCTTCTCGGTCATAGCTCTCCTTTGCTTTCCACTAGAGACACTCCACTTGAGGTCATGCTTAGAGAGATCCTTGAGCTTCTCCATGTCAAAGAAAAGCTCAAGGTCCCTGTCCTTCATCAGTGACTCACTACGGGATCAGAACTCGCCTTGATCTCGAACTCCAGATAGTCAGCGGCTGGAAACTCAGTCGGCTTATCACCAATCGTCCAGTCCTGTCTATCCTTCACCATGTTGAGCAGAAGATTGACGTCACGGCTACAGTAATACTCAACTGTCCCGTCTCCCAAATCGATGTGCAGGTAATACATCATCACTTGAATCCCCACTTCCTCAGACCCTTCGCTTGGAGAACTTTGACCAGCTCTCCGATAAGCGATGTCTCGTCCCAAGCAATCTCCTCACCGTCGAGAGTCTGTGATACGTTACGACGCTTGACCTCTACGATGTCAGTGAGGAAGTCGTCGATTGTTCCGGCTGCGATGAGATAGTGCGCGTTGATCTTGTCAGCCGTAGATCCGGGCCGTGGGAATCTCCCCTCTGCCTGCTCCTCTGCTGATGGGTTCCATTGGCGCTCCATTATCAGACAGTCAGAGCAGAACTGAAGGTTCAGTCCTACGCCACCCGCGAGAGTCGAGGCTATCAGGATACGATTCTCAGGCTTCCTGAACTCCTCTACGACCTTCGTGCGCTGGTCAAGGTCAAGGTCCGCATTGAGATACAAAGGAGGATTGAACGCGCCCTCTTTCATAATCCCTTCGAGCTTCGCCTGTAGGATAGCTCCGGCCTGTTTGTGATGAAGGAAGATAACCAGCTTCCTCTCTGACTCAAGCAGAAACTCCTCAGCGAACTCGACAGCAGCCTCTACCTTTGCGATGCCTGTGATGTGCCGCATTCGTGTAAGATAGCCAAGTATGTCGGACTGTGATAGATTGACCTCTGGGTCCTCCATCAGGTCCATAAACTCCTTGACAATCTTACAGTAAGCCTTCACCTCGTCCTCAGGCATCTCAGCCAGTCGGAACTGACGAAAGACCTTCGGAAGATCAGGAAGCACCTGCTCCCGCTTATACCTGATGATGAAGTCCTTTGTCAGTTCGCGGAACCGTTCAGGCCGTTTCAGACCGCCAATCTTCCCCGTCTCAGGGTTGATTTCACAATGCTGCATCTGAAAGACAGACTGATTCGAGAACAGCTCCGGCCTCACGAGATTCAGCGTGACGAAATACTCGCCAGCGTGCTTCTCGATGTTGGTCCCACTCATGCAAATCACGCGCGCCTTCTGACCGTCATTCGCGAGAGATGCAATCTTCCTGACTGCCTGAGTCCTGCTCGAACCGGGATTCTTGATCGCTTGTGACTCGTCGACGCAGATGTGCTTGAACTTGGCGCAAATCTCGTCGGTCCAGATGATCTTCTTCGGCTTCTTCTTCTCCTTCCCGAACCTCTCGGCCATCGCATCCTCGTAGGGATTCTCAGGCTTCACGTCGGGTCTGACAAGTCTCAGCGTATCCACACTGACAATGATAACGTCGAACAGGTCGAAATCAGGCTTATCTGTGCTCCGCGTGATGACCTGTGCCAGCATCCCAGTCCACCGATAAATCTCGGCAAACCACTGAGCGCGCAGACCACTCTTGACCACGATGAGCGCGGGGAGAAGCTGCGGGTTACGTCTGAGCAGCAAGCACTCGATGATAGTCTTACCGAGTCCCTGCTCGTGGAGACACAGGCCGTTGCAGTCTGCTTCCTCAAGAAACTTGGCAGTCTCCATCTGGAAGGGAAAGGGTGAGCGCCCGTCCCTTGACGTAATGGTCACATCCTCGGACAGCAGCTTGTCCTTGATGATGGTGTGACCACATTCGAGCGCGATGTAGAGGTCGTTCCCGATCTCGTATCGGCTCTTCTCATGCCCTTCCTTTCCACAGTAGGGGCATTTGAGTTTGAGAATCGTCGTTCTAGTTGCCATCAGACTCCTTCACTTTCCACTCGCGGTCCCTCATAACCGCTACGACTGAGTCAACCTCTGAGTCATCCTCTGCCGACCACTCACTGACCACCTCGTAGGTGACATCCTTGATGGCAGGAATAGGACCGGATGATTCCTCGTCGAACTCACCCTCAACGAGATCGTGAATCCGCTCCTGTAGGACCTGACCAATCTCGTGGATGATGTCCTGATTGGCCTGCGGGTCGTAGTGCAGCCTGAACTCGATGTAGAGCTTTTTGCGTCTACTCATACCTGCTCTCCATAGAACGATACGAGAATCTCTCTCATAGCGTTAATGGCTGACCACGATGAGTCTCTGAAACCGGACCAGTCGTAGCCCTGAGGAGGCATGTAGCCTCTGGGACCATACGCGTCGGTCAGATGCCAGAGAGAAGTGAAGTAGTGATCGTTATTGACGTTGGAGATGAGGTCGAGCACCTTGAGACGAACGGCGATCTTCTCAGGGGTGTCGAATCCCATCTTGTCAAACATACGCTTCTCGAAATTGTCCATCATGTTCGCCTCGTGATTTGGAAAGTGTTCACCGGGCGAACAGTTTGTCAATGTATTCCTGCGTTGATTCGTCGAGAAGATTGAGAGTTTTGAGCTTCCTCTCAGTGGCTTCCTTGTCATACTCAAGACCGTGGCAAGTGTCGGCAGCCTGCTGACCCTTAGTCTTGCGAGTAGTGGATGGAGCCTTCCCGATTCTAGCGCGCTTCCCTGCGGCATCGTCTGTCGAGCCTGAGCCTACAGCCTTCACCTTACGACCACGCGCGGCCCGCTCTTTGCGGTCTAGCTCGATGAGCTTACTCCGGTCATTAGCATTGACTAGTTCGAGAAGATGCGACATTGACCAGCGCATCCCGCTGATCTGCATGTTCACGACTGCGATGCTACGGTAAAGCTCGTGGATGCGCTCGATGATGGTTTCGACTCGCTGGCGGGCTACGTCTGGGTCTAGAACCATCACATTGTCTGCGTCAGTCGTCATGACCGCAAACGTGCTGAAGTAGACCTTTTTCAGCTCCTCGTCGTAGATGATAGGCTCTGAACTCTCAGTGATGTAATGCCCGACTAGTGGATGAGAATGGAGCGTCAGCTTCGGAGCGCGCTCAGTCGGCCCGTTGATCTCCCGGAGCCGCTCGTCGCTTACCACATCGTGTGCATCTCCAGACGAGCTTGAAGTTTCGCTCTCGCCCTTTGGCTGGCTCGGGACGCTGGATGACGACTCCACCACATCGTTTGCAGGTAGGTCTGTGGTTGGTATCTCTGACGGTTTCCATTCAAACTCCTTGAGCTTCTGTGAGAGATACGCCTCGAAGTCCTGTTCAGGCTCATCTGCCCCGTTCAGGATGTCACTCTCGTCATTGTTTGCCATAATTGATTCTCCCTGTTTGTTACTGGATTACTAATTGAACTTCGGATGGTAGTGTGCAATCATCCTAAGCTCGAACGCGCGCGCTTCCCTGCGACTCCTGAAATACCAGACGTCGAATTGGTCTGTTGGTTTCAGTTCGTCTCTTTTCCCAATTACGTGATGACCTCCAAATCTGCGATATAGACACGATGTAAATCCAATGTAGAGATACTCATCTCCACGCTTCCACGCGTAGACCACAGGTGTCAGCATCGCTCTGACGTCTATGGTGTGCTTGTTGGAATCAATAACTCTCTGCCTTTCCCTAGAGTATTTGATTCCAGACTGAAAACTGGGCCGGGCCTTCCCGCTTTGCATTTTCCGTGCCGGTAAAACTGGCGTTTCCACGATAAGATTCTGGCAAGTATCCTGCACAATTCCTACAGGACTCTTGCAGGTATCCAGCGTGTTTTCCGTTTGTGCCAATGGCGTAAACCCTTACCGGAGTGTAACATAGCCAGTTTTCGGTTACAAGTAGCATATATGGTGGTAGTACCCCTATGCCCCTATAGGTGGTGTATGTAACTCTTACACGGTGTCGGTCCCTGTCTCTCATGCTCTCTCTCTTATCTATATATATATATATATATAAGAATATGGGATAGACAAGGGAAGGGCCGAGAACGGTCGAACAGAAATGTCGGCCTGACCCTATCGGGACCTACCTACCCTATACGGCTGATCAGGCGAAAATACTAAGGAAAACGCATGATCTGGCCTATAAAGTTTGCAGGAATCTTTCAGGAAAGCTGCCAGATATTTGTCAGGGATAAGCCAGATTTATGGTGTTTTTTCAGGCATGAATCTTGTCTAGTGTCGCACGCGCACCATTGAGTCCTATTGTGTCATATCAGATATTGGTAGCAAGGCATCAAAAAGAGTCTAGATAGAGTAGACTGTATCTATCTGAGCTTGTCTAGATGAAATGCTTATTAGTATCGTATAGGGAGCGCGGGTGGTAAAGTGTTCGCTGGTCGAACGGTTTTCGACAAGTTCTGGATTTGCCCTATAAGGCACGAACGGATCTTAGGTAGTGGGAACCGACCACCAAAATAAAAACTGTTCAGGGCACCATTAAAACTGTTCACGTGCCATTAGAAACGAACGTGCCGGAAGGCCCGAAACGACCCGGTCGATTACAGAATTGTAATTTCCTAGTCGGGAAAGTGACACAAATTGCCACGAAAATAATTTGCAATGGGCGCGTTTTTCGCTTGACTCCCATAGCAGAAAGCGTATGATCATACTGTTAGCTAGCAATTACGCTACTAACGAACAAAGGATCGTGACTCTAGTGACTACGCCAAACGCGGATCAAATCGAAGCTGCAATCGTCGCTGGTGACATCGTTGCGCGTGAAGACACTGTCGATATCGGCGAGAAACAGTCGCCGACGGGAAAGGCTGCGACTGGCAAGTATCGCAGACTCGATGCCATGACCGCTCGTGGAATGGCGATTCTCTGCAATGGCAAGATCGAACCGCAAACGGATCGCCCGGCGGAAGGCAAGGATACGCGCACGGAAGAGCAGAAGGCCAAAGGGGTTTGCGACCATTTCAACTATGGGCGCGACCTTGACGTGCGCGCGGCAGTGCGGAAGGCAATCATCGACGAACTCGGTGGCCCGGAAAAGGGAATCAAGGAGAGCGTCAAGGGACTGCTCGCAATGGGCGAGACTCGCGACGAGATTCCCGCCATGATCGCGGCGTCAAAGAAGTTCCGCGAAGTGGAAAACGCCGAAGCGATCGCCACCAAGATTCTCGCGTCGCTGTAAGATCGCGCGAGACTCAACACGCTACCGGCTGGGACTGCAAACCAGCCGGTATTTTTTTGCCTTCCTACCATTACGTTAGTCTACGTAATCATTACGTTATGTTACGTAATGACGAATCCCATCACATTCCACGCGCGCCCATGATCTGAGAATTGTTGAAGGCCCGGATTTTTTTATTTGAGTCAATCATAGTCAAGTATCAACATCCATCACGGCCACACCCCCATGCCCCACTTTTTTGGGTCCCATACCCCCACCGGAATGAAAAGGTTCATCACGCGAGGAAAATCATACTGTTCAAGATGGGTCCCATAGTCCGCTTCGCGTCCTGCTACAGTCTAGGCAAACGGGATACCGAATCCGCTTCGCGTCTTAACGATAGGGACACCGAATACTGTTCACCGTGCGAACACTTGACCGGCGAAAGGAGTAGCGAAAACTCGCGTTTTTGTTAGGAAAAGTGGCAAGATTTGACTTTTTGGGTAATGGATGCTAACCTGAGAGCAGGGCGCACATCATGTTCTTATCGAAGGCAGAAGCAGATAGCCGTCTACGAGACAAGAGGAACTTGTTCCGTGAGACTCGCCCTGCGAGTGTGAGTTCAGATCCATCTGCCATGCGTGATGAGTTTCCAGAGGTATTTGAGCAGGACGAGGAGTCTGTTTCACATCCTGATTCCGACCCTCGCTTTGCTCTTGCCGACCCAGGTCTGGATGCTGCCGACATAGCACAGCAGGAAGTGGGTGAAGGCGATGTCGAGTATGAGGCTAAGCAGGAGAGTCTGAAATCAGATGATCCTTGCATAGCCGCGCTCGATGCTCTCATTCAGCCTCGTAATGGGTCCCATCCCAGGTATCGGGGGAAGCTGGAGAGTCAGGTAGCGATAGCAGAGACTTCGCTTCTCCTCGGAGACAGGGTCGCAGGTAATCTTTTCGATCTCTCTCAGCCTCAGACGCAAGCCTACCGGAACAGTCTCTCCTCGACAGCAGACATTACAAACGGAAACCCACCCAAGCCCGCGCTCAAAAAGAGAGTAGATGCTATCAAAGAGGAGCTTGCTGAAGCAGCAGGTATCCGACTGAAGCAGACTCTCGGTTTCCTTTCCCCAGAGAAGTTGAGTCGAGTAAAGCGTGCAACGAACCTGTCCAAGATAGCGAAGGACATGGCAGTCGTCCTTGATCGCTGTAGCCCGAAGGAGCAGACGCATGAAGGTGGAGTGCATTTCCACATCATGAAGCCTGAGGTCCAGAGGGAGACAGTGTATGATGTTGTGAAGATTGGTAGTGGCCTGTCGCTTGATGCTGGGTCAGGAGAGAAGTGATGGATCAGCAAGAGCAGTATCTCCCGCGCAGAGAACGGACTCCTACCGAGATTCGTAAGCTCGCAGACGACATCGCGTCATGGAACAATCTGACGCTTGATGAGGTTGCTGTCGAGTTGAGGAATCTTGCCGATCTCAAGGAGCGGATTCACAAGGACAGGCAGGACCTTTTCAGTCGCGGAGATCAGTAAGTTAGGTCAATAGGAGCGAGCATGAACGGCGAGTCTGTATCTCACGAGTCATCTGTGACCATAGCATCATCTCGTATCACTGGCGCTGTCAGGAAGCTGAAGCCATCCTACGGGTTCATCGCAGGAGACAATGGGAAGGATTATTTCTTCCACTGGACTGCGATGGACAAGAATGGCAAGAACTTCCGTGAGCTTTCGATTCAGGATCGGGTCAGCTTTCTTATCGCTGAGTCTCCTGATGGGGAGCGCGCGGTGGCAGTTCGGTTGGTCAGTTAGGAGGATGAAATGGGACCAGTTGATGAGAAAGCGGACAAGGCAGGGAAGGCCGAGAAAGCCGAGAAGGTGGAGAAAGCCTCAGTCGAAGAGGGCGGGGCAGTTCTCGTGCCTGTTACGTTTCCATCGGGTGTGACGTATCAGGCAGTCGTCAGACAGTTCATCGGCATTGGGACCATGAACGTCAAGACGGCGCGTGGTGAGGTCAAGGCGGAGAGCACGGACATCATCATGACCTTCGAGGATGATCCCGATGATCCGGAGAATCAGGACAACCTCGACGACATCCGTGCTGGAAAGACGACCGTCGTGTTCCCTCTCGACTTCTTCGTGGCTCTGTTCCCGAGCGCCGGTATCCCCGCGGGAGAAGTCCGAACCTTCCCATTCGGCCCTGTTTCGAGAGAGGTTCCCGACGATCAGGGCGCGCTCAATCAGGCCATTCTCTCGAAGGTCTTCCCTCCGGAAGCCGACAACTCCCTGCCCTCACGACGACCTGCCCAGCCGCCCGCAAGACCCGCACAGCCGAAGCAGGATTTCGGTCATCGCGTCTAGGAGCTAGTTCACAAGCGAGCTAGTTCAGAAGAAAGGAAAACGAGATGCCAGCCCAGATCACCGCCTACTTAGTCGCCGTTTGGCTCTGCGTCGGGCTTATCACTGGCTTCGGCTGGACAGTCGGAGCGTGGGTCGCATCTCGGCTTCTTCGCTAATCGGAAACGAGCGCATCTGCGCTAGGGAGAGAACGTATGGCTTTCAGCAATGCTTTCAGGTCACTGAGCGATGCGATGAAAAGTCCGAGCGTCGCATCTGCTGTGCCTGGAGTGGCCGACAGGATGAAGCGGAACTCGGATGTCAGCACGGGGACTCCGCGGCGCAGCATGAGACCAGCCGTGAAGAATCTCGGCAACCAGATGGGATTCGGTCGCAAAAAGAAGCCCGCCATGAGACCAGCGATTGCCGATATCGGCAACAGGATGCGAGGCTTCTAGGCACGACTCATGACAGCTGATATCTTCTTTACTCTCGTACTCGTTGTGGTGTTTCTGGTCTTAGTCTCTTTCGCTGTTGGTAAACTCTGATGCGTGTTGACCTAGCATCTCTCAACGCCGCGCTCAGGAACTACGCGAGCTATAATCTGCCACCGGACTTTCAACTCTACGAAGTGGACGGTAAAGCTCTCTTTGAGGTGCGAGAGGCAGATGGATCTCTCAAGCTCAACTCCTTCGCCTTCTATCTCCACAATGAGACCTTCAAGACTTGCACCCTCGTACACTTTCCTACCGAATCTTCCATCTTAGATGCTCTGGGTTCTGCGATAACCTACTTTCGCATGAACATACTCGATAAGGAAGTAAGCGCACCTAGTCGAGTCAGCTAGTGCCTATCGCGGACCTGGATCGTTACTCGCGGGTCTGGGAGCCGCACGAGAAGCAAGTCGAGTATATCCAACTCCCGTTCTCAATCTTCGAGGCTCTTTACGGTGGGGCTGTAGGTGGCGGTAAGTCAGAGCTACTTTACATGCTCCCGATCGTTTACGGATTCCATGAAGTTGCTGGATTCCACGGAGTTCTTTTCAGAGAGACCTTTCCTCAGTTGGAAGCGTCTCTTATCATGCGGGCTGTCCCCATTTACAAAATGTTGGGGGCACATTACGACGGAACCAAACATGTCTGCACGTTCCCGTCCGGAGCTGTTATACGATTCTCCTACTTGGAGAACGACAACGACGCCCGAGACCACGACACAAACGAGTATCAGTACGTCGGATTCGATGAGCTTACTGCTTTCAACGAGTTTCGATACACTTACCTTACCTCTCGTGTGCGTAGTCTCATTCCTGGCATCCCTCCTATTGTCCGTAGTGCTACTAATCCTGGCAACATCGGGCACCTCTGGGTTCGGCAACGCTTTATCGAACCTGCTCCTAATGGTGGGACTATCATCCATCATCTTGAGTCCGACACGAAGCGCATCTTCATCAAGGCGCTTCTCACCGACAATCCGTTCCTACTCAAGAAGGACCCCGGGTATCTAAAGAGGCTTCGCCTTCTACCACTTGCAGAGCAGAGAGCTAAAATCTATGGTGATTGGTGGGTCTTCGCGGGTCAAGTATTCACCGAGTGGAGAGATCCATTCTTTGGATCTAGATTCCCTGATGAACCGACTAATGCCTGCCACGTCATCGATGACTTCGTTCCTCCTCAATGGATGCCCCGAATCATCGCTTGTGATTGGGGCTATCACCCAGGACAGACTTGGGTTGGATGGGCTGCTGCTGCTCCAGATAAACGAGCCATTCTTTATCGTGAGAGAGTCTGGTCTAAGACTGATATCGCCGTGTGGGGCGCTGATGTTGCAAGACTCACCGAGGGCGAGAGAGATGCTGTTGTATCATGCGTCCTAGATCCTTCGGCATGGGGTCGTAGAGGAGAGTCAAAGACTATAGCCGAGCAGGTGATTGAAGCGACAGGGCTTCCTTTCCAGAAGGCTGATAACGACCGCATCGGTGGCAAGTTACTGATGCATGAGTATCTGAGATGGAAGCCCAGACCAGCGAGCTTTACTCCGGAGTCGGGTTACGATGAGGAAATCGGGCTGAGGATTCTTCGTAACAAAGGAATCGACGCCTACAAGGAATACTGTGATCTGTTTGAGCCAGAGGTAGCAGAGACTAACCTCCCTCAGCTCCAGGTCACCAAGAGTTGCGATGAGTTCAGGAAAACGATTCCAGCCTGTGTCTATGCCGAGAAGGAAGGCAAGAAGGCTGAGGATGTAGCGGAGTTCACTGGCGACGACGCTTATGATGGTGGACGTTATCTCATTAAGGCGATACATGAATACTACAACCTCTCGAGTAAGCGATCGGCGCAGTTTGGTGAGCTTGGTCAAATCGTGGCTGAGTTCGATAGGACGAAAGATTGGAATACCTACTACCGAAAGATGGCCGCGTTCGACACCAAGTTTCGGGGTCAGACTGGAACCGTCGCGCGCCATGCAGGTAGATTCTCCGGTACTCGATTCCAGAGCCGACTTCGTTTTCGCCCTCGGTAAGAAGGCGTTGCGATATGAAATCTTCCGCCTCGACAGTGAACTCGAACGGCAGCGCGCAGAGAATGGCGCCTTCAGGTCTCAACTTAATGAGCTCGAACTCGCCTACGAGGGAGCTGTCAAGAGGAATGAAGCACGGTTGGATAGCCTGCTTCATAAACAAGACCAAATCGTCGATTCTCGTCTTGGTCTTGTCCAGCCACAGCGAGCGAGCAGTTCTGAAGAGACTACCCCTGTCGTCCGTCGCTCATTTGACTGGCGTAAAGCTAGAGCGACGTTTGAGAACGATCGTCGTGAGGAGTATTGGCGAACTGTTCGGGAGTCGGTAGAGAAGAAAGATAAGAAGGTAGTAGCCGAGAAGAAGTGATGGAAACAATCATTCCAGAGCCGACTGAACCGCTAGGTCCTGAAGTGACCGACATGCAGGTTCTAGAGGGGCCTGAAGAAAAGCCCATCTACGACACTGATGAGGCCCACTCCATTCTCAACCTAGTGAAAGACCTGGACCGCGCCGAGGAGTTCGTCAGACTCAGTGAGGTTCGGAAGTATCGTCGGAATCATCACTACTGGAACGGTTATCAGTACCTCGCCTGGGATGAGTTGGCAAACGACTGGAAAACTCCTGCCGACATCATCGCCGAGGATCCTCAGTCGGACATCGATCCTAGCATTTATGCGAAGGTTGTCAATGTCTACAAGGCTCATGGCGAGATCTTCATTGGTGCTCTTACGGCGGGCCTTCCACGAGTCCGATTCTTTCCTGCTGACGCCGACGATGCTGACGATGTTACGGCGGCCAAAGCGAAGTCGAGAGTAGCCGAGCTCATTCAGCGGCAGAACAAGGCCCATCTTCTTCTCATGAAGTCCCTGTTTCTCCTCTACAATGAGGGGTCAGTGGCTTGCTACAATGAGAACAAGACGGATTTCAGGTTCGGTAAGACCAAAGTAACTGACTATCAGGATGTCAATGTTACTAACCGCACTTACTCGTGCCCTGCTTGTGGTGCTCCTCTTGATGATCCTAGCCTTCCTGCTCAAGTAAGAGAGGGAGATCCAGTCCCGCCACCTGACCAGATTCCAGTTACCTGCCCGAACTGTCAGAGTCTCGTCACTCCAGACTTCGAGGAGATGGATGACGTTCAGCAAGAGGTTTCAGGTGAGCATGACGAGCCGAAGAACCGTGAGTGCCTTGAGATTTACGGTCCTTTGCATGTCAAGTTCCCTCACTGGTGCCGTGACCAGTTCTCTACGCCTTACATAATCCTTGAGACTGAGGAAAATGCAGGGCTGATGAGGTCCATTTATCCAGAGTTCGCGGACAAGATCACATCTTCTTCCTATCCCGACGTTTACGACAAGGAGTATCGGGTTCCGAGCGCCTACAAAAACGATTTTCCTCGTGATCTTGTCACTGTTCAGAGAGTTTGGCTCCGTCCGTGGGCGCTGAACCTGATTGGTGATGGTCTTGGCGAGGAAGCTATGGCTCTCAAGGCGAAATATCCTGAGGGAGTCTACGCTGTCATCCTCAATCACTCCCTCGTAGTCGAGATTCTTCAGGACAAGCTCGACGATCATTGGACAATCATCGAGCACCCTCTCGCCGAGACTCTACATCCTGAGCCTATCGGTGCTCCGATGGTGCCGATTCAGGACATCACGAATGAGCTTACGAATCTTGAGCTTGAGACGGTGGAGTTTGGGATTCCTGAAGTTTTTGCTGATCCCGGTGTGCTGGATTTTGATTCTTACAAGCGCAACGAGGCTCGTCCTGGTCAAGTTTCAGAGGCACGCGCGCCGGCGGGACAGAACCTGAGCTCTGGATTCTTCGAGATGAAGGCATCCACTATGTCTCGGGAGTTGGATTCCTTTCAGACCAGAATCGAGAAGTTCGGTCAGTTCGTGCAGGGCACGTATCCCTCGATTTTCGGTGGAGTTCAGCAAGGCGGTGGTGGAACGGCACGAGAATACGAACTCTCACGAGCAGCCGCGCTCCAGAGGCTCACGACTACGTGGACAGTCGTTCAGGAGTGGTGGGTTGCTTCTCTCGGTAAGGCCGTTGAGAGCTATATCAAGAACATGCGCGAGGACACTCAGTATGTTCAGGGTAAAGGTAGCGGCTTTATCAATGCTTGGATACGTCGTGAGGAGTTTACGGGAGAAACTGGTGAAGTATCTCCTGAAGTCTCCGAGGCTTTCCCAATCTCATGGGCACAGAAGCGTGATGCTATCCTCAGCCTCCTCCAGATGGGCAACGAGGACATCAACACAGTCATACGGCATCCAGAAAATGCCAGCATGATTGCATCTATCATTGGTGTCGGGGAACTTTACATCCCAGGCGATGACGACAGGAACAAGCAGCTCATTGAGATTGCCAAGCTCCTGAGAGAGCAGCCATTCCCTGTCATGCCGTCTGAGATGAATCCGAGAGGGATTGTTTCCTCGGTTCCAGTTCAGGGGGACATAGACAATCACTTCATCGAGGCCGAGATTTGTAAGGCTTGGCTGAAGTCTGAGGTTGGGCTTGATTCTATGCAGACCAATCCTGATGGACGCGCAAATGTAGAGGCGCATTTCAGGGAGCACGCTTTCTTCCTTCAGGTTTTGGAGCAGGAAGCGGACGAGAAAGAGGCTGAGGGAGAGGAAGAAGTTAGCGAAGAAGGTCTTGAACCTGAACCTGTAGCATAGGAGTAGCTGATGTATCTCAAACACGTTCTACAATCTCCCGACGCTGACCCATCCGGGGGTGGCTTAGATCAAGTCGATGATCTCACTCAGGACCTTGCCGATCTTGATGCTCCTGATGCTGATGCCGACGACAATCAGGACGACGGTGATTCCGACGAGCCTGAGGATGGGGACGAGAAGGTCAAGAAGGGTGGAAAAGACAAGGAAGATGACGAGGAAGATGACGAGGAGAAAGATGACGAGAAGGATGAGAAGGAAGATGAGGACGAGGAGGATGACGAGAAGAAGTCTTCCGAGCCTAATCTCTCGCCTTCTTTCAAGGATATCAAGGCCAAGTATCCTGACCTTTTCAAGGATTTCCCCAATCTTCGATCTGCGTTCTTCCTTGCTCCCAAGTTTCTAGAGGTCTTTCCAGACGTAGAGGAAGCCAGCATCGCATCTCAAAAGGCTCAAGAGTACGATGTCCTTGAGAGTACACTTGTTGGTCAGGGAGACCCGAGGACGATCCTCGCGACCATCGCAGAGAATCAACCACAAGCTCTCAAGAAGATCGCAGGGAGCTTTGGTGAGGCAATGCGAGAGGTGTCGCAGGAAGGCTATCAGGCTCTCACAGAGCCGATCATTCAGGAGTTGGTTTTCTTCGCTTCTCAGCATGGGCAGAAGATTGGTGACAAGAATCTTGTCCTGGCCGCGCGCCACATAGCGAACTTCGTGTGGGCGAATGGTGGACAGGTTCCAGACCAGCTTCCGTCGCGGACGAAAAAGAATGAGCCTTCTGAGGCAGAGGTTCAGCTTCAGGAGGAGCGGGAAGCGACAGAGAAGCGGGAGTTCTCACGCGCATTGACTGAGATCGAGACTAGCGCGACGACTGAACTCAATCAGATCCTCAATCACAAGCTCGACGGGCTGACGCCTTTTGAGAAGAAGGCGATTGTGAAAGAGGCGAAACAGACTATTGATTCAGTCTTGTTGAAGGACAAGGCTTTTCAGCAGACGCTCAAAGGGCTATGGAGACGTGCCCAAGAGAGCGGTTGGGACGATGGCTCAAAATCCAGAATCAGACGCGCGTGGCTGGATCGCGCTAAGGCCGTCGCTCCCGGTGTAAGAAATCGTCTCAAGACTGAGGCTCTTACTGCTCGAAATCCTGGTAAGGGTCGTGAGGAAGTTCAACAGGGCAAGAAGCGACAGTTTCCGAGTGGTGGTGGCGCGTCTGGACGTCTGGGCCGTGGGTTAACTGATCCCTCCAAAATCAATTGGGCCAAGACGACCGACAAAGACATTCTCGACTCGTAGCTGTAGGATAGCCCTTGAGGGGAAACGACATGAGAACTGGACATCTGTATCCGTGGCATCAGACGCCATCAGGATACTTCTTTGCCCAGACCGAGTCTCAGGTCGTGGCTACCGAGCTTGAGCGCGTATCGCCCAAGATCCCGGTCCTGTTCGAGAGGGACTCGCAGTTCTATGCCAACATAGGAAAGCGACCCGTCGAAAAGGTCTCCTCGCGTGACATGCGTATCCCACTGGAAATCAGGCCGGGTGGTCTCTTTGGCTACTTCGACACGGCTGGTGGGGACATGGGACGCGGCGAGGGTCCGACCTTCGAGAAGGGCACCATCACAACGGTAAACTTCAAGTATGCCGTTGAGTGGCACAAGAAAGCACAATGGTCTACCGACAACGCTCGGAAGGCCGTTCAGGACTCGGTGAAGCACCTTCTCGCCAATTCGATGAAGGAGTTCCGCCGGGCCATCGACGTGCAGTGCATGGGGAATGGTGATGGCGTTTTGGCGACAATCAGTGTCGTCGGTGGCGCCGGTCCCTATGTGCTGACGACCTCGACAACGGATGGATTCGGAACTCGTCTCCTCCGCGTCGGGCACAACGTCAACATCTACAACTCGACCCTGGCTACTCACAAGACGCCAGCGGACGAGCGTAGAATCACCTCGATTGATCACGAGGCAGGGACTGTCACTATCGCTGGTGGAGCAATCGCGACCATCACGGCTGGCGACAAGATCGTTGCTTCTGGTCTCTCAGGTGCGAACCCCGTGGGCCTGTTGGGTGTCGGCTATCACCACAACAGCGCATCGACTGGAGCATGGCTCGGACTCGACAGGGCAACGTGGCCTGAGGTTCGTGCCAATCGTATCAACGCTGCTGGTGCTCTCGGACTGACCCATGCACGCCGCGCTCTCAACAAGATTGGGGAGCGGCTTGGCATGGAAAACGGTCTGAAGTGCGAAGCGTGGATGCATCCCTGCCAGTCTCAGGCATATGAGGGTCTCGGTCAGCTCGTGACCCAGATCAACAAGATGCCGACTGCCAACGAGAAGATGGACCTGTATTACGATGTCCAGCAGATCGCTGGCATTCGTATCAGGAAGCACTTCAACTGGAACAAGACCCGTATCGACTTCGTGGTCAACGAGGTGTGGGGCAGAGCCGAGATGCACCCCGCCGGATTCTACGAGGAAGAGGGTCGGCGGCTGTTCGAGGTGCGTGGGGCATCGGGTGGTGTTGCTGCGGCGACACTGTTCTATCTCGTTGCTTCATTCAACACCTTCGTCAATCAGCCTCCTGGCCTCAGCTACATCTCGGATCTGGCCATCCCGGTCGGATACACTCACTAATCTTTATCTCCGGTCGCTCGGGAGAGGTGGAGTCCGACTGTCCCTCCATCTCTCCCCCTTTATGCACATTACAGACCTCATACAAGTCGAGACTATAAATGGGTATCTCAGACAGAACTTCAGAGTTCTCGATGGGAGACCGATTTATAGACTCGTCTGGTCCGATGATCAGTTGGAGATTCGTAAAGGTAAGTTCTCTGACTGGTACGGGAAGATTTTCATTCGCGAGTACGAGGCTGTAAGGGAGATCAAGAAGTATTGGTATATCAAGCCACCGTGTTGGGTCTTGGAGAAGCTCATCTTCATGGCTAATGCGGAAGTGCTGAAAGACATCGTCTCTGAGCTAGTGACAGCACAGAATGGGACGTATGAGCCAGTCTACTCGTTCAAGGATGCGAAGGACAATCCTCTCCCTGTAGACTTCGAGGTAGTGCAGTTCATCCTTCAAGCTCTGCATAGCCCGGCTCGTAAGGTCGATCCTGAACTAGCTCGTCGGATGCAAGAGAAGGAAGAAAAGGAAGAAGTTGACTACTTCGTGAACGAGCTAAGCGAGGGAGAGCGGTCGCCATTGTTCGTGTGGGACAATGGAGCCTTCGTGAGCAGCAACCAGTTGAAATACGCGCAGGAGTATAAAGAGTCGAAGCTAGATCCCTTTCCTCTAGAGAAGGCAGGAGCAGAAAATGGACCAATCATCACTGGTGTCTGACGTATCGACTGTAATCTCAATTCTCCCGGTTGAGGTCAACGAGTTCAAGCCGGGTCTGGTTCCTGGCGAGTATCATATCCCCGCTGTGAAAGATCCGGCTAGGGGATTCGAGTTGCTTCATGTCGTGCGCGCGACGTTCCCTGTCTACATCGACGAGAACAGGCCCGCGCTGATCGTGCCGACACCGAGCGATACGGTCGCTGCTTCGATCTGTCGAGACCTCAAGATTTCGCTGTCCTACTATGAGGCTGGCGTATCGGAGCCGGGGCTGTTCTGGAAGTTCGGGATCATCAATCGGGCTGATGTTGGAGCGAAGGTGGGACCGGAACTCGACCGCGCTCGCATCATGCAGATTGAGTGGTTCAAGCGTCTGGTTGATGCGGCGGACGATGACTACCAAGTCTACAAAACGCACCGAGTGATCTCCCCACTTCAGAGATTGGCCTGTGGTTTTCTCGGGCTAAAAAAGGTGTGGGATACAGATAGAGAAGTCACAGAGCATCTCGCTATGTCGAAGTGCAAGTATTGCCGTGGCGAGATCGATTCCGATGCCATCATCTGTCGTCACTGCAGAGGGATTCAGGACGTCAGGAGATACGAGCTGGAGTACAAGGAAGCGGCGATGGGTGTTGTTCCCTCAAAGTCTGCTTCTTCTCTGGAAGCAGATTTCAAGTTGCCCGAGCCTAAGACTCCAAGCTCGAAGGCATAACCGTTCACCCGGCGAACACTTTTCGGGAGGGGTCATGGGAAGAATCGACATAGATACAGTCGAGGCTGCTTTCGGTCCAGTGGTTGTTGATCCTGGGCAGAAGGCGACTATCGAGCTAGTGACAGCACGATTCGTCGAGCTTGCAAGGACAGTGATCACGAACGTCCCCGATTGCGCACACAGATCAGCGGCTCTGAGGGACATCCTTCAGGCGAAGATGATGTGTGTGGATGCAATCGCAAAGGGCGGACTGATCTAGGAGCCAGTCATGGCCTATACAGCAGCAGAAGTCCTATCTGAAGCACGGGCTGGATTGCTCAACGACCCGACAGGAGCTATCTATCCCGATCCTCCTATGATCGTCCTTCTCAACAAGGTCTACAAGGAGCTTCAGACTAAGGTATCTGCATTGGGCATCGGGACGACAAAGGAAGCGACTGCTGCTGTCCCTGTCAATGCTGGAGTCACCCGTCTCGGTGATGGTGCTGGACTTCCTACTGGCCTGCTCTTTCCTATCCACATAAAGGAGAGGGCGAAGGGATCACTGGAAGACTACATCGACATGGACGAGACTGACTTCGAGCCTGACATCAGACCAGATATACGCATGAAGTTCTGGTCTTGGCGTGAGGACGAGATCAAGTTTCCTGGAGCTACGACTGACCGTGAGCTTCTCATCAAGCATGTCAAGTCACTTGGAGAGATAAGTGACGTCAACTCTCCTATCCTCATCATCAACGCGCAACAGTGGCTCGCTCAGAGATTGGCTGCTGTAGCTTCTGCAACGATAGGGCACAATCCGAAGAGAGGGGCTATCTTGCAGGGCGACCTCGTCACTCTCTGGAGCGATCTATCAGCAACACTCATCAAGCGTCGACAGGCGATTCCTGTCAGAAGGAGAAGAACGAGATACAGAGTTCCCTAGTCCGAGGATTATTCCTCGCCTACAACAAGGCGGACAAAGGAGAAGTGATATGCCTTTCATGGCAAACGCGACGGCGATGTTGAAGAACTTGATCGAGAACGGTATCTTCTTTCACGCAGAGGCTGGAGTTCCTGTCGATGGGGCATCTGGGACCGGCGCTGGCGTGATGGGTCCGGGTTCCCTCATCTACGATACGACTGGGAGACAGTGGTATCAGAACGTCGGGACGAAGGCTGTTCCGAATTGGGATGCCGCTCTGGTGGCTCCGGTCGCTCTCCGCGAGGCTGCTGGTGACGGACGTGGTCGCGTTGCTGGACTAGGAGAGAAACCGACTCAGCTTCCTGCTGACAAGCCTGGTTTTGACAGGCGGTAGTCATGCGCGACCATCCACCACTTACAATCGGGTCGTTCAGAGGGACGTTCGACCGTGGCGAGGACGATACTTGCCCGATCGGATTCTTCCGTTCGTCTCAAAACATCCGATTCGTCAAGGGTGGGGTGACTTCTCGCTTCGGGACGACTAAGGACATCGACATCGGTGACGTTCGACGCTGCACGGTCTACAAGAGGATAGGTGAAGCTCAGAGGCTACTGATTCTAGATGGTCAAGGAAACCTCTATGACTCAGTGAATCTAGCTACTCCTATCCTCTCCATCGTTGCGATGACAGATTTCTCATCCGTGACGATGTTCAATCGGGCCTACATTACTCCTCATAACAGTATCACTGGACTACCAGGAGAGAAGGTCTATGTCTACGAAGGCTCTGGCACGGCTCGACCTGCTGCTGGTATTGGACCTAGTGCTTCTCTTGTTGCTACTAATTCTGCTCAGGTAGGGCATGTAGAGCTGGGGACGCATGTCTTTGGTGTAGCTTTCGAGACCAATACAGGATTCATCACAAAGATTGGTGGATTCGCCTCACTAGCTTGTGTTGGTGGCAAGAAGGTCGATCTGAGCGGGATTCAGATTGGTGATCCCGACGTTGTTGCGCGCTTCATATTCTCCACGAAGATCATAGCCAACTTCCAGGGTGACTTCGAGAATCAGACCTACTACTACGTGGAGCGCATACCGGACAACGTCACTACGACCCGCACGGTAGATTTCTATGACGCATCCCTACAGGACGAAGCATCTTATCTGCTTGAGGCCGCTGATACCATCCCTGCTGGTGTGGGTATCGGTGAGTATCGCAGTAAGCTGATAGTCTGGGGTGAGGATGCGAATCCGGCGATTGTCAGAGTCTCTCAGTCAGGACAGCCAGAAGTCTTCAATCTGGTTGAGGGATTCATCACTGTCAAGCCTGGTATCGGTGGGGGTGTAAGGAACGCCTTTGAGCATCGGAATCAGCTAGTGATGCTCAAGGCTCAACACGCCTTTACTTCCATCGACAACGGGGAACCTGCTGCGTTCTGGGAAGTCGGCTCTGTTGACATGAGTGTAGGAACTGAGTGTCATGGAGTTGGCCGATCACTAGACTTCGGTGAGAACGTAAAGGACCTAGTTTTCGTCGCAGATCGTGGTGGCTTGAAGGTTTATAATGGAACCTTCACAGTAGACGACTTGACCTTCAATGTAGATGATATCTGGAGTCGCATCACAAAGACGGCCTTCAATCAGGTTGAGCTTGTGATCGATCCCATCGAGTCTCGCATCTATGTTGCTATTCCACTTGATGGTGCGACTAGGCCAACCCATGTTCTCTACGCCGATTGCTCAGAGGGGCTAGACCACGATTCGATTCGTTGGGATCTTTGGGCCTTCCCGACTAAGCCTACGTCCATTGTAGTCGATGTGGTCCAGAACAAGACTGTTTTCAAGTATGGCTCCATTGATGGTGGAGTCTATATGATTGATGAGGGCTCGAAGCTCGACGATGGTCAGGCTATTGATCATTGGATTGAGTTCCCTCATCTGCCTTCCAGTGAGGAGCTTGTAGACCAGACCTACCACTATACGGGTGCGCGTATGCGGATTCGTGGTGTTGGGAATCTGATCATCACTCTGCGAGGCTTGGATGAAGTAGACAATCTTGTTCCTCAATCACCGCTGCTTCAGGAACTACCGGGCAAAACCCTCTTTCAGGGCTGGAACTTCACGAGCGAGAGATGCTCCTGTAAGCTGCGACTCAACGTGGCTAACAACTGGTTCATCTTGACCAAGATTACCTTCTTTGTCTCGCTTGTTTGGGAGGATAGGGGCTAATGGTCACTTCCTCCCAGATGGAGTTTGAGTCTCTCATACAGGGACTCCAGAGGGTAGACCCTCGACTCTATCAGGCTCTCATGCTGCTGAACAAGCAGATGAGTGAGCTTACACAAGCTGTCAATCCTCTAATCATCGAGTCTACTCTTGGTGCTGCTGGAATCTCCAATCTTCCTGCACCAGCCGATTTCACTATCTCCTCTACTGGTAGGACGGTGAAGCTAGAGTGGAGTGATGTAGTCGGAGCTACTCAGTATGAGGTCAGGAAAGGGACGGATTGGAATACAGCTAACTTTCAGCTGAGGATTTCTGGACTACAAGCGAACATCGATCCTCTACCTTATGGCAATCATACCTATCTTATCAAGACTCTGGATTCAAGTGGTGCCTACTCAGTCGATGCTACGGCTGCGACTTTCGATGTAACTCAGATTGGGGCGCCTAGCGTTTCAGCTTCAGTCATCGACAACAACGTCCTACTCAATTGGAGCGCGCCGCCGAGCATCTTTGCGATAGATCACTACATCATTCGTAAGGATGGTGGATTTGTAGGGAACATTAACTCTACCTTTACTACTGTCTCTGAGAGCGTAGCTGGAGTCTACGATTATTCAGTGGCAGCAGTAGACGTAGCAGGTAATGAGGGAATCGAGGCGAGCGTCACGGTCGAGGTCAAGTCTCCACCTGACTTCAACCTACAGGACAATCGAACTAGCGACCTCAACGGCACACGCGTAAACTGCATCAGGACTGATCTTCCTAGCCTCATCTGTCTGTGGGAACCTGAGACATGGGAAGAACACTACCTCACTAACTCATGGTTGGATATTCAGGACCAGCTTGATGCCGGCTATCCAATCTACATCCAGCCGACGGCCGTAACTGGTTCGTATGAGGAAGTGGTTGACTATGGGCTGAACTTCAACAACGTCATCGTGTCGATCATATGGAATACCAATCAGATTACAACCTCCACAGTCAACATCATTGTGAGGATGGCTGTATCTGATGATGGTATTACATATACTCCCTTCACAGACGGTGCAGTTCAGTTCTTTGCTACTTTCAGATACCTCAAGTTCAGGCTGGAGTTCACAGCTGAGGACGACAAGGCGATCATCGAGATTTACAACCTTACGATTCGGTTGGACGTCAAGAGGGAGAACGATGGTGGTGAGGTAGAAGCACTAGCATCTGATGTCGGTGGAACGGTGGTATTCTTCAACAAGGACTTCAAGGATGTTGAGAGTATCACCTGCACAGTCAAGTCGGTGACTGAGCCATACATCGTCATCTTTGACTTCCTAGATGCTCCTGACCCTACATCGTTCTCCGTCTACGTTTTCGATACGACTGGAAATCGAGTCTCCAAGACCGTCGAGTGGAAGGCACGAGGGATAGTCTAGTGTGGCAGCGTTGGAATCAGTCAACCCATATCTTCGAGAAATCGGATGATAATGGGGCTATCTGGGTTCCTCTGCCTTTGTCTAGTGCGATTCTTACTGAGGGGATAGTTAATCCGGATAGACTTGGGAGTGGTACTCCTGATCTAACTAAGTTCCTCAGAGGTGATAGCACTTGGCAGCTTCTATCATCGATATCTCCTGCTGTTCCAGATGCATCGGAGACAGTCAAGGGCATTATCGAACTTGCAACTGCGGCAGAGGTTATAGCCTCCGCAGATGCAGTTAGGGCCATAACACCGGCAACTCATGCTCCGTGGGCTAATTACACACCTGTCTGGTCATGGACAGGTGGAGCCGTATCATTAGGAAATGGTACTCTCACTGGACGCTGGTGCAGAATTGGGAAGTTGGTCCACTTCAAGATTTACTGGACTGCTGGTAGTACGACTACTTTTGGGACTGGGACAGGCGGTTGGGAGTTTACGCTACCGATAGCTACAGTAACCACATTCATCGGGGTAGTTAGATTTGTGGATGTGACTCCCTTTGCAGGACGTCTTGGTGTTTGTTGGAATGGTGGTGCTGGAGTAACACCGTTTGCTCTAACGACTGGTTTCGTGACAGCATCAGTCAATGCCATATCACCACATACGTGGGCGGTCAATGATAGCATAGTTATTGAGGGCACCTATGAGGGTGCGTAAAGGGGAATGACCAAAATGACTGACAGACCTGAGGCTCCAATCGCTGGTGAACCGACTGCTACGTTCTGTATCTCAAGGAGCGAATCATTCGAGGCTCCACACAAACCTGGGTCGTTCTGCACATACTACCCGAGGGGTCAAAAGGAAACGATTCTCTCAATCCAGCCAGACGGCTCAAAGGGAGTCCGATTCGTGAACGAGGCTGCGGCATGGGAGACATGGACTCCAAGCAAAGATGGCAACCGCGCTGTGTTTGCTGAGTGTGTTGAATACTACGCTATCCCTCTGGTGGACTGAGGAGACAACATGAGCCTCCTGATGCTCGACTCCTCAACACTCAGTAAGCCTGTTCTCCCATTCAGGGCAAACGGGCACTTCTTCGTGACGGATGAAGGGCCGATCTTCGTCAATGCCATCTCGGACTTCCTTCTTTTCGAGAAGTTCATCAAGGAAAGTAGCATTGAACACCTGATTGCAGATCGGGCTGGCTTCGATGAGCACCGTGTTCTCCTGACCTACAAGGGGACCCTCGGTGATTTCGATGGTCGGTCCTACAAGAATCAGCTTCGGGACTTTGTTTCATACCTTCTATCGCATGGTCGTCGAGTAGAACTGACTTGCTGGGCGGACACGTTGAGAATCGAGACTGATAACTCAAAGCAACTCGATTGGGTCAAGGAAGTTTATGACCTAGTTGGGGATATGCCGAACGCGAGCATCGAAGGCGTGAACGAAGATGGAGTTCACGACAATGAGGCCCCTGGTCTCCGTGTTCCCTCTCCGATTCCTGGACTATGCTCGCACGGTGCTGCACGAGAGGCTGACAAAGAAACTCCAAACTATAACTGGGGGACAGCACAGCCTGTCTGGAGAGTTGCTGTTGTCCATCCACCGCGCGACTCAGAGTGGTGTCGTAAGGTTGGTCACAACACGATGGAAGTTGCCAATTATTACGATGCCCCTGCGCGCGCGAACGAGATTGCACGGCCCGATCAGTATGGCTTCTCTCTCATGGAAGCCTTCGATGCTGGTGCCGGAGCCAAGATGTTCATAGCTTCTGCGACATTCCACGGCGCTGATTGTCGCGACTCGAAGCTCATGAACTCACAAGAGAAGGCGTGCGCCGATGCATGGCGTAGGGGCGTCGCTGCTATCCCGATCGAGTATCGGTTGGGAGAGTATGCAAATGCACCATCATCCCGCGCGCCTATTGAACACAAGGATGAGTGGGCTATCTCTACTCACTCAAAGATCCTCGGCAACACGGCTTATAGCATCGTGAGCAAGAGGAACTCGAAGTGGGAAGCAGTCTCGAAGGGAGATTGGCACGTCGTCAGCGTCAACGAAGGCGTCGTCTACTCGGAGAAGTAACATGAAGTCTGGGATCAATGCGGGATTCGGTGAGCTATTAGGCAAGGACAATCTGGATGAACTCCAGTTGCTCGGAGCCTATCTAGTTCGCACGTCTGCCGCATTGACCATCAGTGAGTACGACCTAGACGCCTTGCTACAGGAGTTTGTTGGACGTCCGTTCGTGCCACTGATCATCTTGGCATCTGATATCGGGCTTCCACCTCACATCACAGCTGATGATATGGCAGGCTTGTCGGTGAGAGTAGTGGACTCGGCTATCAGGGTAGGTCTACAGGACTACTGGCTTGAGTGTGGTAACGAGCCTGATTTGGGCTGGAGTGAGAGGAAGCCTCAGTTGGCAGCCGATTGTGTCAGAGAGGTTTATAGAGCAGTAAAGGCTGCCGGATCTCCTGCTACCATCATTAGTGGTGGAGTCTCGACTACAGATAAACGTGGTCGCGACTATCTCAAAGCGATGTCGTGGAAATCTTTACCTCTTGATGTTCTCGTAGGTGTCCATCGCTATGCGCCTCATATGGAAGTAGATCGTCCTTTCAGTGGTTTTGACAATAGAGAGGAAGAAGTAACTGCCATACGAGAGATCGTCGGTAGGCGTCAACTCGCGCATACTGAGGGTGGATATCACACAGTCAAAATCGGGGGCGGTTTCTGGTTCTGGAAGTGGAGTACTCAACTCAACAATTTTCAGGCGGCAGACTCTCTTCGTAAGGAGCTAGATTTCTGGCTTCAACAGGATGCAGCCTGCTGCTGTGTCTATCAGTGGAATGATGGCCCTGACCCGACGAATACTGCCGATAGGTTTGGCTTGCGCGAGAGTGTTGGACAAACGTGGAAGCCGCAAGCCTACGCAGTTCAGAGTTGGATTGAACATCACTAGGAGCAACCGTGTCTGAAACCGATGAACTCTATCGCACTATCGGTGAGCTTTTCGTATCTCGTGGTCAGGTGCTAGTTCAGAATCGGGCGTTGCTCATCCAGGCCGACGAGATGAGCAGGGAGATAGAACGACTGAGACGGGAGCTTCAAGATGCCACTGACGATCACGATAGAACTATCAGACCTGATGCTTGAAGCTGCTGCTGATGAGGCAGAGCCGGGTCAGACTTCTGAGCAGGTCATCCGCTCTCAGATTCAGGAGCGCGTGCTCGGCCCTATCGTTGAGCGTCGCATCATCAGGCTGAAGCAGGAGTATCTCAATCTCCCAATCGGAAACGTCCCACACGACGAGATGAACGAGTTTGTCGACGAAGTGAAGCAGGTCTTGTCGGAGCACACCAATGGCTGATTGGACAAAACCGACAATACTGAGCCAATACGACCTCTTCGTCGATGAGGTCAAGGCTCGTGATATCGATGTGGCGAATATGTTTCTCGCTACACCGACTGCTCCACTCGTCGGCTTCATCAGATACAACAGGACGACGGACATCTTCGAGGAGTGGGACGGTGGAGCTTGGCAGCCCATCATCATCGGTGTTACAGGTGGAGGAACTGGCGCGGGGTCGACTGGTGGAATCATCTCCAGCCTCGGCCTCGGAACCATGTCAGTTCAGAACCACAATGCCGTCAACATCATCGGTGGGACGATTGGAACATCGGTAAACATCGACGCGACTCGGATAACTAGCAACCTTGTCCCTGCTGCTAGACTTGGGGATGGAACTCCTAGCTCAGCCAAGTATCTGGCAGGGGACCAGACCTGGGTAGATTTCCCTGCTGGTGAGACTCCACTAGTCGGCATGATTGTCGCATGGATGCTTGCGACTCCACCGGCTAAGTGGTTGACTCTGAATGGACAGGCCGTAAGTCGGGTCACATACAATGCCCTATTTGCGATATGGGGTGTGTCGTTCGGTGCGGGTGACGGCTCGACAACTTTCAACGTGCCCGATTTCAGGGGTCGATTCCCTCTAGGTCAAGCCGCTGCTGGAACAGGTAGTGGAGCACTAGGCACGACATTCGGTGCGATGGATCATACTCATACTGGTCCATCTCATACACACACGATTCCGAATCACACTCACGGTGCTGGTTCCTACACGACTGGCTCCCACAATCATGGTGGTTCGACTGGCACCGTGAACGTAAGTGGGACGACGAGTTCTCATGGTGGTCATACTCATGGATTCGATGGATCTGTGAGTGGGACGACGACGAACGAGAGCACAAGCACATTCAACGTAGATGCCGGTTCAAGTGGATTCATGGCACGTGGGAATCATACCCATGATTTCACCAAGAGCTTCTCAGGGACAACGGATTCTGGCGGATCTCACTCGCATACATTCAGTGGAAGTGGGACAGGCTCTATTTCGAGCTCCACTCTGCCGGTCTCGGGAACATCTGCATCGGATGGAGCAGGCAATACAGGCGCAGGTGGGACTGGTGCTACTGGAGTATCGAATCCACCCGGAATCATCGTGAACTGGATCGTAAGGGCACAGTGATGACTCGTATTCGACCTTTTACTCCCAACGATGCCGAGCCTCTCGATAAGCTCTGGCGTGAACACTGGTCTGGTCGCTATGTGCCTGATTGTCGCTACATCATTACCGATGCTGTGGCTGAGAATGAGAGTGGCATAGTTGGGTATGGTCAGGTGAGACTCATAGCTGAGGCTGATCTGTTCATAGACCCGACGGCTAGACTCAGAGATCGGGCAGTAGCACTCAAGCTCTTGATGAACAAAGCTATTCTCGACTCTCGCTTGAACAAGGTCGAGGAACTCTACGCCTTCATCCAAGACCCTAATTTCTCGAAGCTCATTCAGTCTCGATACGGATTCACTCCAGTTCCGAAACCTGGTGAGCTTCTACTGAGAAAGGTCTAAGATCATGGGTAGGAATAAAGACGACCAGCGTCGGATGAACGCCACTAACGAGTGGACACTCCGACAGGAGCAAGAGGGATACGACGCGTTCAGGGATCGGAATCAGACCGACCTGGAAGCATCCCGTGGTCGTGCCGATGAGAACTATGGTTCTCTGAGGTCTGGCTACCAGAATATGTATGACAATGCTACGAACATGCTGGTCCCATCTGGTGCATGGAACATCGGTGGGGCTGGTGGTTCATCTGGTGGTTCAGGAGGTGGTGGCGGTGGTGGAGGAGGCGGAGTAGGAAGTAAGCTCCGCGATGCCGAGAAAGGTTACCGCGAGTTCATGCTCAAGACGGGAGGATGGGACCCTGCTCGTCTGGCCCGTGCCGATGCGACTGTCGAAAAGCTCAAGAGTCTCGGATATGACCCTGAGACCGTCGAGCGTATGCGTGGGGCAGGCGTCTATGATGAGTTCGCCAAAACTGGCGGATACTCAGAAGGCGACCGCTCGAACATCCGTCAGCGCGCGACCTCCGGCATCCCCATGTTCTATGGGCGGATGCGAGACGAGGCCAATCGACTTGGGACAGTCCAGGGTGGATATGGGCCAGCTCAAGCCGCGCTCATGTCACGAATGGGCAGATCCCAGTCGGGTGCAGCTGCTGATGCTGCTCTCAACGCTGAACTCGGTATCATGGATAAGGTCAATGCCGGGCGTCAATGGGGCGCTACGGGAATGACTGAAGCCGAGTCTGCTCTTTCAGGCCTCCGTCTCAGTTCTCTCGGACAGGCCGGGACTCAGGAACTTGGAATCGGGAACTCTCTACAGCAAGGCCGAATGTTCGGTGTCTCTGGTCTGGATGCGATGGGTCAAGCGGCTGCGAATCGAGCTGCATATAGTAGCTCATCAAGCGCGGCGAATCAGGCTGCTATGGATAGATGGGCCAATGAGTTCGCGTTTGAGAGACAGCAGGCTGGCCTTGAAGGTCTTGGTTCTCTGTATTCAGCCGTTCCAAATGAATATATGATGAACAAGCAATTCGACCTTGACAATCGTCAGGTTACAAACCAGACCAGAACGAACATCGCTGGTATGTATCGTCCTGGTGAGGGCGGTGGCATAAATTGGGGCCAGATAGCTGGTGCCGGTGCATCTGCTTACTCGACATGGGCCTCAAGCAGAAATCAGGGCGGCAATACTGGTGGTAGCACTAGACCATAGTAGGGGGATAGGAAAAATCATGGCATATCCAGATTACGAAAATCCCTACTCCTCAATGAGGTTTCAGAGCGTCTTTGGGCAACCTCAGACGATACAGGATAGTTCCAAGAGGTTCTATACTGGTCTGTTTCCTACAACTCCACCATCTGCTGAACAGGGAACCCCAGAGAAAACGAGGGGTCAGCAGTATTTCGAGAGATTACAGCAGATGCGCGAGACTGGCCCTGCTGTTACAGCTTATCAGCAAGCTCTGAATGAGCAACCGACATATGACCAGTATGCTCCAAGTAAGGCACAGAGACTTGCTGCTGCTCTTACAAGTTTCGCTGGGGCATATGGTGATAGTCCTGCTACTGGTATGGCATTGGGACGGGGTGTCACTCACGGTCCATATGAGCAGGCCCTAGCAGACTACAAGAACAAGCTCGCTGGCCTCGGTGAGTCTGCCAATCTTGAGATGAAGGAGCGGCAGTATCAGATGGACGATCTCATGGCCGCTCAGAACTTTGGGCTGGACTATGATAAGTACGTAGCTACCACGGCTGAAGCTAGGGAGAGAACTGAGATCGAAAGATCCAGAGCAAAAGCATACATCGATAATCTCGCAGCCTCCGGCATGAAAGAGATCAAGCAGGCCGATGGTAGCGTGTGGTATGTAGACATCAATGGTAATCGGCCAGCAATCAAGGTCGATGGTCGAACCGTTGAGGCTGCCAATGCTGCGACCGCTGCGAGAAATGCGACAACTGCTGAGACTAACGCTGAGACAAACCGATTCAACGCTATCACCAGTCGGGGCAATACGGCATCTCTAATCGAGACTCGTAAGCAGAATCTCGACTATCTCAGAGAGAGTCTAGTCCAAAGAGGAGTAGCAACTCCACAGGGAGTGACCTCTGCGATGGATACTGCCCTCCAGACTATGATAACTCGTCCTGGCTATGAGAAGTTCATTGACGTATCCGACAATGGGGCTTATACCCTCATGCCGGGTATGGCCGATGACCCATTGTATGATCAGTTCCTCAAAGACCTTGAAGCTCAAACTCTAAGTGTTATCCAGACCAACCGCATTGGTGGTCTAGGGAACTTCGATGATCTTGGTGGCATAACCTTCGGTGAGCCGTTCGAGGCCGAGGACCCCTACTAATGCCTACCTACTATCCAGTCACCGACAATAAGACTGGCAAGACCTACAACATGCCGTGGGGTCAACCGACTCCTCCCACTAGGCTTGACGCTCAGGATTTCATCCATCGACAGGAGAACCCTGGATGGTGGGAGTGGGGAAATACTCCTCTCACCGACGCTCCAAGTCGATTCATGAAGAACTACGTCGCTGAGCCTCTCTATCAGATGGGAGAGGTAGGTATCGGTCCCTCATGGATGCGTCGTGGTTTCATGGGGGCTGGTGCTGGAGCTGAGTTGCTTGGCGATATCGGCAGTGGGATGACATCTCCTATCGGTCTTGGCCTAACTGCTCTCACGTTTGGAACTGGAGCAGCAGCTAGAGCTGGACTGACTGGAGTATCACAGGGACTTGTCAGAGCACAGCAAGCTGGTGGGGCTGGCATGATGGGTCATGGAGCTTATCAGGCTGCTACTGCTGATAAGACTCGTGACAAGTTCGCAGGTGTGGCAGAGGGTCTAGGTGGATATCTGGGCCTGAAGTATCCCTATCGTGGGCCTACTCCAAAGGCTCCTGGGACTGGCATCGGGCCTGCAAATCCAGTCGCTCCTCCTCCACCTCCTGGTGGACCTCCGGGCGGAATGAGGTTTGGAAAGGGACAGATTCTTCAGCCTGGTCCTGGTTTTGTTGATGCGGAGTTCCGTGTCGTAGGAGAGGGTAAACTTCCTCCTTCTCCTCCCACTGGTGGACTACCTGCTATCACTGATCGAGGGCTGCCTCCTGTCGGTGGGACTTTCCCAGAGAGGACATTCTATGGTGGTCAATACGGGACTGCTATAGGTGATATCGAGGCTCCTAACATTCCACCACGCACATTCGTCGGTGGTCAGGGAATACCACCAGAGCGCGCGCCTGTCCGTAATTGGGCAGATGCACAGGCTAGAATAAGGGATATAGGTCCGGGTCTGTCTGCTATTGAGGGACCGCCTGTATCTACTCCACTGGCTCCTGTCAGGGACATTCTTCCTCAGACTAATCCCTACGGCAATATCTTCATGAGGAGAGAGCTACCTCCAGTTTCTCCCGTAGGTCCTCGCTCTTTCAGTGGTGGGCAGATTCCGCCGATTGAAGGTGCTCCTGGACCTGTTCCTAGAGGTGTTGTTCCACCGATAGAGCCAGTTCAGCCTGTTGCTCCACCTCGAAACGTCCCACCGAAGGTTGAACCGAAGTTCTCTGTAGAGCGGCCCTATGCTAAGACAAAAGATGCAGATGTGGAGTTCCTCGCATCTACTGGCGATAAGGCTGCTGTTACTGAGGCTCGTCAGCGTCCATCTCTGTGGGCGCGTATCAAGGACAAGTTCCCGTTGGTTGGCGAGGAAGGTGGATTTGCCGGTAAGAAACCAGCGCGTCCTGACGGTGTGAGAATCACCCGTGCAAAGGACTTCAACGAGACTCACAACTATGATGTCGAATTGCCAAACGGTAAGAAAGTCCAGATTTTCAGGGACACTGACCAGTTCGGAACCGGCGTCTGGCATCTAAACGGAGAGCAGGATTTCACTAAGTCCTTCCTTGGGTACACAAGAGAGGATGCTATCCATAACATTCTCAGGAACAAGAGATTCAATGTCCCTGAACCTGTTCGACCTGCGACACCAACGGGTCAGGGCATGACGGCTCCATCCCATCCTATCGTTGAGAGGATGAGAAAGGGATTGCCCACAGCTCAGAATCTAGGAAGTACAAGGTTCGTCCTCCCTGATGGTCACAGACTATCTCATACATCCTGGCAGCACAGTGAGGCTACAGGTAATCTCGGTCTAGGTCTGCAAGAGACTCTAGAGAGTGGCGTCATGCGCTTCACCCAGGGTGGCAGCGGTGAGGTCTACGCTCGAATGACTAGACCACAGGCTGAAGCTCTTGTCGACGCATCGGTAACACCTGGTGGACGTAACAACTTCTATGTGGATGTTCATGTCCCAGGTGGAGCAGATCAATACCTCTTCTTCGACGAGAAGGCCTCAGTAGATGCGGTTCTCAACAAGGTCAACAGATTCTTCGATGCGGCAGAACCTAATCCTTCGCTCACTAGCAAAAATGCGCTTATCAGTTCGTGGGATGATGAGTATAAATCAAAACTGAGTGACGCACATGAGCGTGTGATAAATCGGATAGATAGTGGTGAGACTCTTGAGCAGGCTGTCGAGGCTGTAGCCGATGATTACGGTGGTCCAGAGTTTAAGGCCGATCTTATCCGCTATGCTCGCAATGAGGCTCCCTCTCGTCCACTCAATCTCCTGAAAGATGAGAGCGGATTCGTAGGTCGTCGTCCTCCTCCTAAAGCTCCCACATCTCCTAAGACTCCACTCCTCTCCTCCGATAAGGCTGAGGGATTCTTCAGGAAGTTCCTGCGAGATGAGGAAGGTGTGCCTGGTCCTCTTGCAGATGAGAGGGCTTCTGACCTCAAGCGCATGTATGATGACTTCGCCACTTCAGGTCTGACTACAATCAAGAATCTAGGTGGTGAGGATCTCGCTATTCTGCTCCAAAAGAGTCGACTTGATGAGGAGCAGTTCGCTGGGACCATCAATGCGCGCCTCAAGCAGATAACCAGTGGTCTTTCTCCCGATGAGCTTCGCAACTACATCCAAGCTCGTGATGTGGATGCGCCACCAATGAATCAGAAGGTGGCAGATGCCTTGGAAAAGTACCACGATGTCGATGATATGGTCATGGACCTAGTCGACAAACTTGGGCTTGGTATGCGAGTGGGCAAAAAGATGGTCCCATTCGAGCGCATGGCAAACCACTTCGCCCACATCTATCCACCGGAGTTCTTCAAGAACAAACAAAGCGCGCTCAAGACTATCATGGAAGAGGGAGTCACAGACTCTAAAGGTAATTGGCGTCCCTATACCATGAAAGAGGCTCAGACCATTCTCAATAAGGCTACTGAGTATAACGAGCGCCTTATCGACCCCCAACACGGTCGTATCGTCAATGCTCCTGGCTATCGCACAGACATCAACGTAGACTATCAGCACTACGATGACATGGCCAAGCGCATCATTCAGGCTAGGAACTTTGGGAAGATGGATACTGCCTCTCCCGATAGTCCTATCTCCCTAATGATCGAACAGACCGATGACCCGATTCGTGTAGAGAAAATCATCGATAAGTATCTTGGCCGTATCGAGCCTATGGAGCCTGCATGGGCTAGAGGAAACGAGTTCCTGATCGACCTTCAGACCAAGACGAAACTGTCCAAGTTCATCCTGAACAATCTCGCACAGCTTCACATGATCCCTGCTCGTGCTGGTCTAGCTAACACCGGTAAGGCACTAGCTGAGACAGTGTTCAGCCCGACTGTCTCGATGACAAAAGCTGAGATAACTGGAGCACTCCAGCCTGTCCTACAAGAGCTTGTAAAGGACATAGGTGGCCCTCATGGTGCTGCTAAATATTTCGGTATCGCTGGGGCTGAGCGGTTCATCAGAACTGTAGCAGCTATCGCAGGGAAACACAAGGCTACCGAGCTTTTCCAGCAGATAAAGAAAAATCCAACCAACAAGAGACTGCGCTTGCAGGTTGAAGATTTGTTCCTCGAGAAGGCTGATGACGTCATTAGGATGAAAAGCCTCCCTCGAACGCTGCAAAACAGGGTTGGCGCACGAATGGCAGAGGTCACTCAGGGACGTGCATCATCTATAGACCTTCCACCGAAGTGGACCGATGTCCCGGAAGCTAGGCTCTATCTGCTTTTCAAGAGATACGCCTTCCAACAGAGTCGAAATCTCAAGAGGGCGATGGAGACAGTCGGCCCTGTGAAGGCATCTGCCTATATTCTTGGTAGCTCATTGATGCTCGGTGAGGCCATCGGGGATGCTAACGCTGTCCTTAAAGGGACTGGAGTAGCAATAGGCTCAGGAGAGTTCGACTTCAAGGATGCGATAGAGAAGGCTGTCAAGGAGAGAGGACAGAGCTACGAAAGGATCCTCAACAACATAGCCCAAGCGTGGACATTGGGATATATCGGGGATCTCTACGAAGCCGCTGGATATGGGAAATCTGGCCTAGCTAGTAGCGCAGTCGGTCCTGTTCTTGGTGACATTTTCGATGTCGCACCGAATCTACTCAAGGTCGGACATGGTGCTATCAAGACTGGCAGTGGAGCCGTTGGGATGCTTCCTCGTAACAAACAGCGTGAGGGCATGAGAGATATGGCAAGTGGCGGTAGAGGTCTAGCAGCCTTTGGAGCGCGGGCGGTCCCATTCATCGGAACTGGACTAGCAGCAGCTATCAGAGCACAAGGTCAGAGCGGTGGAGGTCGTAGCAGACCAAGATAACTAGATCCAGCGCAAGCGGGAGAGTGCCTTAGCATAGATGTGATCCGCGTCTACGACATTGGTCTTGAATCCTGGCAGTACAACGATACCGTGTAGCTCACAACTATCCAACCTTCTAGCATCGTTTACTCCACATATAGCTATAGCTTGGACTGGTACTTTACTGGTCCCTATGAGTGGTAGAACTAGGAGGTTGTGCTTGTCTGCAAACTCTTTCACACGAATGTATGATGGTCCTAGGATAGCGATCATAGCTGTTCTCCTGTCAACCCCTGCTTGCATCAAGTACGAGCATAACTCCTACCTTCTGTTCGGTCCAAGCGAGCTTGAGAGATGTCGTGAGGATGAGGACGTAAACCTAACCAACACGCCTACTGTCGAGCGCGCTATTCTTCGCTGTTCTTCTCCCGATAACGCTCCAAAACCTTAGGGTTAAGGACGTAGAAAACCTCGACCTTCCCATCACTATCTCTCTTCGGCTGTATGGTTATGGCCTTCTGAGCAAATAGGGACTCGGCTATCCTGTCCAGCTCAGAGAAGTCGAAGTGTGACCAATGCTTCTGTAGGGCCATAGTCCGCGAGATTTCGTGTTGCGGATTCATCAGCAATTCCCTCAATAGAACTGCTGTTCCTGGGGCAGAGATAGACTTCCCAGACCCACCAAGAGTAATCCGCTTCATCCCAGGAATCGTATCCTGGCAAGCTCGTATTGATTCCTCTACGTCCTCGTATTCTAGGACCAGATCCGTTTTTCTAGAAAGACTGACCAGCATAGCGACCTTCAGTATGTGGTCGTGTAGACGCTCCATTGTACCAGTCGAGTCCTCAAGTTCCTCAACTTCCTGGAACTTCTGATACCACTGGTTGTATAAGTCCTTTCCCCGCTTAGAATACTTAAACTCCCCTTTAGCTCTCGCGATCTCCTGAATCCGTGAGACCAAGTATTCGTAAGGGAGACTATTTTCTGGTCTGTCTGTAAGAGAGTTAATTCCATGCTTCTTGCTCGCATATACAATGAAGGTTCTAGCAACAAAACCTCCACCAATAGCATTGTCTGGAAGGGCATCTTTAAGGTGAACTTCATTTGAGGCTCCTAGTAGAGTCAGGCATGGAGCTTTGAGCTTTTCTGTGGGTGAGTTGCGTAGCATATACGACCATTCAGGATTATAATGGCCGTCATATAGGTCGGTAAGAATGGTTAGTGCGGACTTATCCTCGATTATGAACGAAGCGAACTCACTAGCTGACAGGTAGCCAGCAGCGTCCATCTGGGGTGGCCCGCCACTCTTCTTCGTCTCGACTTTGGATAGCCCAGAAATGACCCCCTGAATCGATACGCGCCCTGAAAACAGCTTAGTCGTATCGGCTGCTGCTACGAGGGTTTTGGCTAATGCTACAGGCGCACCCTTCCTCAAGCCAGAGCGACCAACAAGCAGGACAAAGATGTTGGGAGCTAGCTTATAGTAGAACTTGTCTAAGACTACACGGTCCTTGATGACACCAGCTATTGCCGCGAGGGTGGACCAATAGTAGTATTTTCTCGGAGCCTCGGAGTCCTTTGCGTAGAGGAGAACCGCCTCTGTCAACGTCACGATAGAGTCCTTAGGCTGCTAGTTCTTTTAGACCATGTGGATTCTCACCAGTCCTCTTATTAAAGTCGCGATAGTTTCTACCAACCTTGACCTCGATTGGGATTACTAGCTGACCGCGACTTATAGAGCACCTTGAAAAGTCGATAGGTTTCTCGATCTCCTCTTTCATGATGTGAACGTATTGCTCAACATGGCCCTCGCGCACAAGACCTACAAGAGAGTCATGTCCTTCCAAACATAGGCGTGCGTCAACTCCTTCCTTCTTGAATCGTGGTATAGCTCTCATTCCCCCACGGCGTAGATGGTCTGGCACAGTCGACTGCGGTAGCTGTGCATATGCTTCCTTCCAGAGCTCACGACCCCACCTATCATAGAACTGACGATACCTGCCATACGGATTGACAAGCACCATGTTGTTTTCCATGAGGCATCGTTGAACCTCTAGATGGAAAACCTCTCGGATGTTGGGGGAGCTACTATGGAACTTGCTGAGGATGATGCCAGCCTTATACTCAGAGAGGTTGATACTGATGCCCTGCCGCTTAGCCTCAGTATTGACCAGCTCAGCCAGCCTCTTCTTACCCATGTCGTAGTTGCCTGCGTGTCTCGTAATCTTCCCGATGAAACGTAGCTCAGGAGTCACATCTTCAGGATTGACACCGAATATCCATGCTGCGGTCTGCCGATGGACGTCGGCCTTCTTCGCAAACATAGCCTGTAGATACTTGTCCTGCGCGAATAAAGCTACGATTCTAGCCTCTGCCTGGGACATGTCTATTTCGACAATGACATACCCATCATCAGCTACGAACATCTCTCGAACTTCAGTCCCAATTTCGCCGTGCTTAGTGAGAGTCTGGAATGGCATCCCCATCTTGAAGGGACGAACTGGCGGCTTCTGAATCTTGGTCGATGATCTACCTGTTTCAGTTCCGCATACAGTATAGACCGTTCGCATCCGTCCATCAAAGTCGGTGCGACTACCTATCTTCTGCTTCGTCATCAACAGTCGTCGAATAGTGAGGATGAGTTCCAGTATCCGACGAGCAGATGGGCCGAGCTTCTTAGTGTTAGCCATCAAAGCGACAAGGACTTCTTCACTCGTCCCCTTACGCTGTGGCAATTTGAGCTGATTGTAGACTAGAACTGCACACTTAGGCTTGGAGTTGACGTTTACTTCCCAGCCTGCAAGCATGTTCAGCTCAGCCTGTGCATCGTCGATCTTCTTCTGGTAGAGAAGTATAAGCTCCTTCCTCTTGTCCTCGTTGATCTTGAAACCGACATCCTCAAGGTCATAGTAGAAGTCGTGCAACTTCATCTGATGACCGAAGATGAACTCATCTACCCAATCTGTAAATCCTGGCACCACAATTTCGCGCGCGTCCTTGAGCATCTCTTGGTAGACCTCGAAAGTGACGCAAGCATCGCGGCCATTGTAGTTGAGGATTCGGTCGATCTTGTCCTTCTTCCAGTTGAACTCCTTTCCTTCCTCTTTGTAGTATGGCTCTTTGGTATAAATGGACGTAGTAAAGTCTAGAGCTTTGGGGAACTCAGGATGAAGGGCGTGAGCGAGTAGAGAAGTATCACAGTGGAGCTTATGAATCTTGATGCCACAGACCCTAGCTAGCTGTCGTTGGTCGAACTTGAAGTTCTGCCCTATGACCTGCATTTGTGGATTGTTTAGTAGCTCGGCAATCTGAATCCACATCTCTGCAAGCTGGTGCTCCTGGACTCCCTCTTGATTCTGCCACGAGAACACATCAAGGAGAGGAACTGATACAGCGTGCCACTCATTGAAGGCCAAACCAATACAGAATGGTATGGATCGGTAGACCTCGATGTCCACGCTGACTAGGTGCTTGTCCTTGTATGTATCTAGGAAGCGCCCAAGTTGAACAGAGTCACGAGCTATCTCAATGACCCTCTGGGGCACATCATAATGCTTGAAGGTAGACTCATTCTTCGCGCGGATCAGATCGAGCTTGAGGATATGACGGAAGGAGTATTTGACAGGTCCCTTCTTCTTGCCGTGTGGGATGTCATCAGTCAGTTCTGCATCGGAGTGAAGTAGAGCAGCAGGATGGATGGTGGGAACTACCTTATAGTCGAGATGGGTGGACTTGAGGATGGACCCTCTCCATTTCATTATGCCTGCAAATCCATTACCCTTCCCAGCTACAGCCTTGAGAGCGAGGTTGCCAAACGCGACTATGCAGTTAGGACGTATGGCATTTATCTCGTCCCACAACTGATTGATGGACTCGTCAATGGTCACGCCTATCTCTGATAGACGCTTGAGCTTATTGTCAGGTGGCCGCTGTTTGATGACGTTGGTGATGTAAAGCTCACGCTTGTCAATGCCTATCTCACGGCAAATCTCCCACAAGAGATCGCCAGTCTTACCGACGAATGGCTCTTGTAGGTAATCCTCGGCTGCTCCGGGTGCCTCCCCGACAAACATCAGGGTTGCATCCCGGTTGCCCATCCCAGGGACGTAGTTAGGCATTGTGGAGTCGTCTATACTCTAGGGGGATACCTTCGTGAGTGTAGTAGTCGATGTTGATCTTCATACCGACTGTGATACCGTGGTCTGTGTAGACGACTACCTTGTGAGCCATCTTACCCCAGACGTAACCCATCTTAATGCCTAGAGTTCGCTGCCTCTGATTAGTGTCGTCCAATAAACCCGTACCCTCATAGAGAAGGTGCGATGCGAAAGGAGCCTCACCATAGTTCATGATGCAGTCCATCATACACTGGCGGGCATACACTTTGTTCGCTTCCATTCCCTCTAGGGTATCAGACTTGAGAGGGCTTTCCAAGATGACCCGTATCACTTCTTCTCCTTTCGAGCTTCCTCGATTCGCTTGAGAATCCCATCATATGAGCTCTTATCCCGCTCGCAGAGAGTGTACTTTCTCTTGGTCCTAATACAAGCCTCGGCAAGCACACCAGATCCAGCGAATGGATCAATGATGATTTCGTTCTCGTAGGAACAGTCAGTGATGATGTCCTCGATCAAAGCTAGAGGCTTCTCGTTAGGATGAATCATCTTCACTGGTGGGACGATTGGAAAGGACTTGATCCCTGAGAGGCGGCGAGATGTGGTGAGGGTAGGATTTCCCTTAGCTGCGACGATAATGAACTCAAAGTCCCTATCGTATTCCCATGCCCGCACACCTCTACGAGTTAGGGAGTTCTCCTTCTGCCAGATGATTGGTGTGTTGGAGACATTGAAGCCTATATCTTGCAGCTTCCCACTTACTTGAACTCTCTCGGCTGGATTGTTCTTGTCTGGCTCAGTATGACCTGCATAGTAGTCATAGTCATCCAAGCCACAGAAGATGTAGACAAAGCTATTGAACCTCATCACGCGATAGAGTTCCTTGAAAACAGGGAGTGTCCTATCGTCTAGACGAAGCGAGTTATCGAAGAAGCGAATCCAGGGTGGGTCAGTGATTGCATGGTTTATAGAGTTGGGTGGAAGCTGCTTTAGGATGCTAGCTGAGTCACCGAAGAACACTTGATCATAGTCGAACTTAGGTGCTAGCCCTGCCTCAAGCTCAGACTCGTATCGTTGCACAGCTATGCGAGCTAGACGTATGGCTGTTTTCTTGTCCTTGACTTTGGATAGGGTAGGATCATTTCGGAGCGCGCGTGCTAGAGTCAGGTCCTCGGACAGTGTGCCCAGAGCGGAGCCTAACTCTGCGGCTGTATCTCTTAGAGACCAGCCCTGCTTCTCATCCTGCTTCGGTCGTCCACTCGGAGCTACACCATGCTGCCCTTGACGCAGTAGATGTAATTGCTCAACGAGGACGACCTGCTCCCACCACGGGAGATTGAAGCGCCGGAGATTCTCATGCAGCCTAATGACCTTGCCATCGTCAAGCGAAACCTCACGTATCTCCGACTCGATTTCAGTCCATCCCAATTTGATGGCAGCGAGCAACCTTTTCTCCCCGGATACCAAAAGATACTTACCGTTCGCGGGGCGAACAATTATGGGGTGCGACTGCCCTACCTCAAGGAAGGAGTCAGTGATACCCTGTAACTGCTCGGGGTCTACCTCTGGAGTTGGGTTCTCTACCTCTATCTCAGCTATTGAGAGCTTCATTTTTCTTCGTCCTCTTTAGCCTTCCACTGAGCCGCTTCCTGTGACCGCCACTCGATGTATTTAGCTTCCAATTCAGAGTCAGAGAACGAACGGGGGTCACGTGGCCGGAGATACTCGATGAACAACTCCAGACGTTCCGATGCGTCATGCACTCCATCATCGGACAAGACAGGACCGAACGCCCAATCAGTAGTGCTACTGTACATCGCGGCGTTGTCGCTGTCATACAAGATACGAATACCCATACAGTTCTCCTAGAGATAACGCTTGAGACAGTCGGAGCTGACGTAATCCTGTCGGCTCTCGTGAACAAGGTCGCGTAGCCTACGCCATGTCCCCCTGAAGAAGTAGATCAAGTCTACCAGTGGGATAAGTAGTAGCTTCATTCTCCTCTCCTTCTCGTAGAACGGGGCCATCCATGCAACGCGCACAGACAGCCCCGCCTACTAGCTACTCGTCGTCCTTCTCGTCCTCGTCGTCATCATCGTCATCGGAGTCGTCGTCCGAGTCATCCTCATCCTCGTCGTCGCTCTCCTCTGACTCCTTGCCTTCCTCGCTCTCGTGTTCGAGCCTGTCTCTGTCGACGGGGTCGATGAGGTTGAGCTTCTTCTCGTCCGAAGCGATGTCGATGATCTTCATCTTGCTACCGAGAACCAACTTGTCGGCCATGTCCGTATTCTCCTGAGGTTGAGTAAAGAGTCTACGAATCCAGTCAGAAGTAGGGTGCAACGATGTCGCTATGTGGATCACCGTTGCACCCCGTCTAGTTACTGACCGAAACCCGCAACTGACGCCGCTGCTCCCTGCTCCGTCGCGACGTTCAGATGACCGTACTTGCTTGGGAGTGGTGCCCAGTCCTCGATGGCGTTCCGCGGAGGCTGCGTTCCATCCTTGCCGCGCGAGGTCCCCCACTTGGCGTAGATGTACTTGCCCTTGAAGTCACCGAACTCGATGTCGGCAACAGCGGACTCGCTGATGGTCGGGTAGAACGCCTTGACGAGAGCAACGGCTCCCTGTGGAAACTTCTCCGTGAGCCAGTGCTTCGCAGGGACACCGATGAACTCGGTCTCCTTGTCGGCGTTCTCGATGTCGAGCACAATGTTCATGCTCTGCTTGTCGCTTGCCAGTTCCTCGACGACTTCCTTGATCAGAGTCGGATACCAACCGGGCTTGACGAGTTTCGCCCGCTTGAAATCCTCGGGGTTGATCTGCATCCGTGGCATGTGTCTGTTCTCCTCTGTGATTGGTTCGTTCGTGTAAACGGTGACTCGACTAGACGGCTACTTCCACACCTCCTTCTGCCTTCGCCTTTTCCTGCATCTTGATGTCATACTCCTTCAAGATCGCCTGCAATACAGGATAGAAAGGCTTACCAGTCACGTTGATTGTGGCCGGGAGAGGCAGCGCAGTCTTGGCTACAATCTCACCGACCGAGACAGTCTGGATCTTGCGCTCGATGATCTGCCCCATCTGCGACGAGACTTCATTGAAGAAGTAATACATCTCGTCGAAGTAGTTGGGGAGGAATGAAACCGTTTTCCATCCATAGGTAGCGAGGGTAGACGACTTGATCATGGAGGCTAGGACTTCGTTAGTGCTGCCCCCTTGCTTAGTTGTCGTCGCCTTGCTGACTGGATGGGCTGTCATGATGAAGTGGGCAGGCAAGGACTTGGCGACTTCGAGGATCTGAAGGGCTACGCCTGTCTCGCCTTTGTACTCATCCCAATCTGGGATAGGCAGACCACCCTTCGTCCGCTTGACGTCTTTGGCATCCTTGTATCCCATCTGGTGTAGGATAGCCGTGCCTGAGTAAGAGGTATATGAATCAATGATCACTGTCTCGTAAGGACAGCGGTCTTGCAGTTTCTCAAGGCGGTCGCAGAACTCGATGAACCCGATAACGTCCTTACGGTTGTCGCCTTCCAACCCTACAGTCCAATACTCAATGTCCCTACGTTTGGGATAGAAGAATCGAACCGGACGCACGCGCCCATCAAAGTCGAGGATGAGAACCGGGCCGGGAAATGAGGCAGCCGCGATGGTCTTGCCGGTCCCATTAGCACCGACGAATAGACCCATGAATCGACCGCCTAGTGTGATGTCTGCTGTCAGTGGCATTACAGATTCTCCAGTAACGAGTCAAGGCTCTCGATGGAAAGACCTTGCATCTCCTTCTTCTTCCCTGATCCACTGGCCCACTGACACTTATCGCACCGAGGCTTCTGCCGCCTCATCTTGTCAGGAGTCATCACGAAGATGGTATTGCACTTCCAACAGAGCGACTTCTGATTCCGCACCATCTCCTCATGTAGATAGTGGGAACAGCCGGGGATCATGCAACGAAAGACAATGGTCCCCTTGTTGCCGAAAGGGACTTTCTTGTACTTGTGGATGTGAGACTTGCGCTTGCTCATCGCTTCTTCTTTCGAGGTTTAGCTCGGTGATTAGAGTTGAGCCTATGATAATCCTCTTGCTCGGAGATACCAAAGGCATGAGCTAGAGCTGTAGCTACGACGAATGAGCGGCTGACGTCGAAGCGTATGGCCTCATCGTTTACCTTCTCACGTATCCGTCCGATGACACAGGAAGGTAGGGGTGTTCGTCCACCTGTGATGGGTCGCTGCCGTCTCACTTGTCAACGCCCTTCTGTGCCCACCTCTTTTTCATGGCGATGGAGATCCGTGCGCGCTCGGCGGGTGTGAGCTTGCGTCTACCGGGTTTCTTTTCCTTCGGCTTGCTCTTTCTCTCGCCGTTGACCTTCAGCCCCTTGATGATGCTACGAATCTGCTTGAGTATGCGCTTCTGGTGTCCGAGCTTCTTGACCAACGCGCGCTCGAACTGAGATAGAGTCTCGATGATATTCATGCTGTCTCCTACGGGGTTTTCTCCGCGTAAATCCTTTCGAGTATTTCCGCCTGCTTGTCACTGAGTTGCCGACCAGACTTACGCTGTATCTCAATCGACTCAACGAAGTCTGTTTCCCAAGTGGAGAGGTTTACACCATCAGTTAGAATGGCCTCGATCCACTTGTCCCAGTCAGGTCCACTACTCATGCCGACTCCTTGACTGCCTCGTCCTCTCTCACATCGTCGTCGTCTCTGGCGTAAGGGTCCCACGGATCGGCCTTGTAGAAGTAGGCTTGCAGCTTGAATGGTCTGGTTTCAGGAGGAACCTTGCAGACCCTCTGAAAGATACAGCCACTATACTTGTCACACGACGTCCGATTCTTGGGAAACACACCTGTCTTGTGACGCTCGACCGCATCCATCACAGTCAGAATGGTGTCCTTCTTCCACTCCTCTATAGCGAAGGCACCAGACCTATGCTCTAACCGACGGAACTTCTCATCAGCAGGAAGTGAGGTCTGATAGCCTACCTTATTGACAATGACGGGGAGATCGAAGGCCCACTCGTAACCTTGAAACTGATTCGAGAGGATGTAGGGATAGGACTTGCGGCTCTCAGTCTTGTGGTCTACGACTGCCTCGCCTATCTTGGGGTCACGAATCCTCATGTCAACCACACCCTCATATAGAATCTTGAGGAATGGTGACTCGTAAAGGACTTTCGTGAATGGCTGCTCGATGTCGAGAATTTCCCAGCCGTCGTACTGCCACTTGAGGATATACTCCTTGAACACACGAAGGTCATCATCAAAGTCGTCCATTGACATGGAGGACTGAGCAGCATAGAGCCGACCGACCATAGCTGCTTCCTCTACGACCTTCGAGTGCTCTCCGAGGATGGCTCGACCCTTTCGCTTCTCAACGTAGTAGTATCGCACCATCCTGTGAAACGCAGACCCACGCTCCAGAGCAGCAGCCTTCTGAGCAGGACGCCAGTTCTGGATATGTTCGAGGTTATACCTCTCCCAGCACAGATCCATAGAGTTCAGGATCTGAGAGTCGAGCTTGAAGATTACCTGTTCGGGATCAGGATTCATACTCCTCTAACTTCCTGTCGATGCTATCCTTCTTCCTGTGCGCGCTCGACCACTCCATCTGGACAGCACCAGCGAAAATGGTTACGAGAATCACGGGGTCTAGATTGTGCATCGCAGCATAGCGAGTTGTTAGTTTGCAGATGAAGTTGACACGTTGAGCTTCCTCGTCGGCCTGCTGGATGGTGGCAAAGTGTCCACTGGCTACATCATCTGCGTAAGCTGGATTGGTCCCAAGCTCGTGGATCGCTGCCTTCCACATCTCGGTGTGAGCATCAAGCCCATCGAGGATGTGAATGTAGGACTCCAGCTTATCGCATACGTCGCACATAGTCGTTCATCCTTCGCAGCGTTCCGTGAGTGAGAGCGTGCTTCTCGTGGTCGATATACATCCTATCCATTACAGCGATGATGTCCTCGACCTCTAGCTGACTCATGAGGAAGTAGCTTCCATAAGTCCCAGACGCAGACTCGAAGCCCTGCTCATAGCCCTTTGTGTATTCGTCAAGGATGCGCCTACTGATCTTACCTGCGACGACGTGCGAGGTAGGCATCGAGGCCACCTTCTTCTTCCTCTTCCTGCTGACGACGGATGACTGCTTTCGCGCGCTCGGTTTTGATGGTCGCGCTGACTGTTCTGGCATGGGCTGGTCTCTCAGTGTTCTTCTCAGGACTGTCGGAGTAGATATACCCACGACTATCGTCCCGATAGACACCATACTCTTTGGCCTTCTTGACCCACCACTCACGCGGAAGGGCACGGACCATGTCGTAAATCTTGCAGCAGACAAGGGCTTCGATACAGAGACTCCAATCCGCATTAGAGTCGGAAGGATACTCTGGCTTGAATGGTCGCACGTAGATCAAGGCATTGATACGAGAATGGCAATCACCACAGCAGGCATACCCGACGTCTACCCAATCGGGAAACTCTGCGTGAAATGTTTTGCACTCGATGAAAACCACACTCATATCTCTGAGCCTCACTTGTGGCGACATTCCTTGAGCGGGCATGGGTTGGCGCTAAGTGTTAGACCCGCAAGGGTTTATGGGAACAGCCCGCGCCATTTCTAATCATAGCACGAGTGCTACAAAAAGTCAAGTGTCTAGTTGCTTAGAGACTAGGAGTGGAACTCGACGTCCATGATGATGACATCCCTAAGCATGTGCTTGTCGATGGTGATGACCTTGTCGTCTGTGATGTCACTTATCCAACCAGATATAAGCATCAGAGGACCGTGCTTGTCATCGTCTGTGAATGACAGTTGAGTCACGCTGTCATAGATGATTTTGGTACCACTTCTGAGAACCAGCCTGACACGATTGGCGATGACCATCTTTCTACCCCTTATGATTCTGGCTGTCAAGGTAGCCCTTTACAGTCTACGCAGAGGAATCTCTTGGGCTTGCTCATGTCTCCATCCGGGTAGATGAAGGTGCCATCCAGCTCAGGCTTCACCTTGAGACACTTCGAGCAGGTCTTGGAGACGAGCTTACTCACTACCGCTTGATAGAGACTTTCGATCTGGGAACGGGACCACGTCTCCCTTCTTATCATCCCTACCATGTCCCTGACGATTTGCTCTTTGCTTACGAGACGGTCTTGCTTCTGCGAGTCGGGATAGTTCACGCGCAAAGTCATAGTCGAATAGCTCCTCATAAAGATGGTACTTCTTACAGTCCTCACAGACAGCAATCACCCTCTCACCGCCACCCTGCCGTCGTATCCTATCACGCACACGCATGGCTAGAGTGTAGGTGGAGTATGGCATGAGCTTACAGACAGGGCGCATGGCTATCTCCTATCGGAGCAGAGCGTCGGCTCGTCCTTCTGGATCATGATGATGCCATGAGTCTCGCACCACCATTCATCATTGTCGAGCCGCACGAATTGGCACGGCTTGAGAGTTAGAACTCTGAGTATCACCCCCAGCCAGCCTATCATAGCTTCTCCTCTTTGTGTGTCTTACGAGAGAATCGCTGGTTAATGTCGCGTGCTATGACGACGTACTCCTCGCCCGGAGCTATCCTCTCTAGACGACGCTGCTCTGCCATCGCTAGTTCGTAGGTATCCCAGACCGATTCGAGGAAGCAGATGGTAATGTCCCTCACCATGACGATGATGTAGACTCTCATGATGCTACCCACCTGATTAGCCGAGTTATCAGCCACGATAGGACCAGTGACCAGATGAAGATGCGGAAGTCCTTGAACACACTCGCTCCAATAAAGTCGGGGCCTGCCCACATCGGACAAGCCCCGGTAAACTACCGCGCCGCTTCCTCCTGCATCTTGGCGACGACCTTCACTCTCAGCACAGTCAGTTGTTCGAGTTGACGCTCCACCTTGTCCAGTTCGTACCGGCAGGACATGA